CACAAACATACCAAATGATTGCCATTTACCAATTACTTTACCTTCTTCGGTAGCCATTCGTTGCATTTCTTTGGTGGTATCAGCTAATGCTTTATTTACATCGTCAGATATTCCTTTAAAATGACCAAATGTTTTTGCAATTTTACCAACTAATCCTAACTGTTCTTCTAGTTGTTGCTGGATGTTCAGTTCGTTTTCGCGGAGGGATTGTTGCTTTTTAAGTTCCTCAGTATTAAGTTTGGTATATGCTAATTGTAATTGTTGGCTGTTAAGTTGTTGGGTGGATTGGTCTAATAATCCATCATTTTTCGCAATTTTTTTAAGTAAACTATTTATTTGCCTTTTGGTAAGGTCTTCTCCTCTCTCTAGTTGTTGGTTAAGTAATTGTTGTTCTTTATATAGTTTGGTAAAATTGTCTATTTTTTTCTGGTCCTTATTGCCTATGTTGCTGCTTAACCCGGCTTCAATTAGTTTAGCTTTGTTAAGTAAATTTTGGTTTTTGCTTATTTGGCGACCAATAGAATCCATGTCACTTAGCCCGGTTTTTTGGTCTAGTATGGCTTGAGCAATAGACTGGTTTACTTTTAAAGTATCTCTTTCAAATGTGGAACGACGTGAATTAATACCCAATGCCTCTTTAATAGAATCAACAGCTGCTGTAGACACATCGTATGAATCTTGATGAAGGTCTTTTACTTGTTTGAGTAATTCTAATTGCTCGCGTAATAAGTCATTTGTGTCTCGTATGTCTTTATTAGAGTCAGCCATTTATAGGGATATTTTCGTTATAAATATGGGATAAATATAACTTTATTGGTAACTAGTACGTTTAGCCATGTGTTGTTTTAAATGTTCTGGTGCCTTAATGGTACCGTCACTATCAATTACAGTGGTTTTGTTACCTTGTGTTTGAGCAGTTGCGCGATCGTTTTCGTCGCTGTAGAATTTGTTGATTTGATTGAAAGTAAATCGGCGGAGCCAGATTGGCATATTGTATATAGTTTGCCAATCGTATCCGCCTTTACCATGAAACACTATCTCGTGTATTTGAGTATATATTGCTAGTTTAGTTTCAGCTGCTGATTCGGGTGTGAGGCCGAAAAATGCTAGTTGATTTCTAGTTTTGTTACTAACGTCCATTTCATATCAAATATCTGGCCAGAAGAAACTAATACCGATAGGAATGTTTACTTTGTCGTCAGCACCGTCAACGTGGAATGTTAAGTCAACATCCGGTTGCAATTCGCGAATATATTCGCGTAACGCGCGTGAATCTTTAGCGATCAAGTAGTTATCAACGAACTCGCGTATATCTTTCTTGTCGCGTTTACCTTCCACCGAAGTGATGATGTATTTCCAACGTGTGGATAGTTCTGGTGACGCGTCTTTGTTGATTTTTTTCAAACCGTCTAATTCGCGCTGGATGTCTTGTTCGTCTTTGTGGGTTAATAATTTGAATGTGACTACGTTTTTAGTGTATGGTAACGTGTATTCAAATTCGTTTTTATCTGCTTTTGTGATTAACTCGTGTACTGGTTTGTTGTCTAATGCAGCTAAATCAACTGTTTGGTCTTCACCGCCGTATGTAAATTTATATTCACTTCCGTAGCCTAATACACGTGCAGCAACCATGATTGCGTTTTTGTCGCCAATTAGTAAATCGTCGTAATTAATTGGGGTAACAATCAACGCTTTGATTAGTTTGTCTAATACGGTACCATTTTTGATGTATGTTTGGTTAGTTAAGATGTCTTCGTGTGCTGCAGTCATATATTTAACTTCAACTACACCTTTAGCTAACTCGGAGTCTTTAGGATATAGCAATCCTTTGGACGGTAACTCTACTGTTTCAGTAGGGATTTTAAATTCACTCATATACTTTATTTTATTTATAACTTTATTTGTCGGATATACATATATTAAATTGGTGCGATAGTCTCAGAATTCATACTGAAACTAACAACACCTTCCACTTTACGTATTTGTGCTGCTATATCGTCCATTTTGTCGCGGTTGAAACCACCAGATTTCATGAATGGATATCCATCTACTTTTACGGTTAATATGGCTTTGAAATTACGTTTGTCTTGTTCGTTGTATGGTAATAGCTCCTTTTCTGATACAATGGTAACACCAGTGATTGCGCGAATGTCGGACAATATCTCTTTTTGTGGTCGTATCTCTAAGTTGGTGATTAATCCACCAGACATTTTGTATTTGTCTTGGTAGTCCTCGCTTAGTATGCGTTTGATTTCCTCGCGGATGATGGTTTTAATAGGGTGGTTTTTCATATTGTGATATATGGTATAAATATACAATGGTGGTGGTAGGTAGGCAAGGGAAGTTAATAAGTTTTAACCCACCTGTACGTACCTGAATTATGTAGCCGATATAGTCCCATTTGGTGGGTAATTTCAAATTCAGTGAGTTTGGGGTCATACCCCATTTTGATTAGCTCGGATTTCCTATATGCGTACCTATTGCGTAGTGTGGATGTTTTGTTTTCATAGTACATATATGATATGTTGGTGAATGAACCGTCTTGAAAGTTTAACGACTTGTACAAATTACCGCTGGAATAGTCATTGTCTGAATAGCTTACTAGATATTGCGGCATATATGTTTTTTCAAAGTGTTTAAGTAGTTTGGATGCTCCACCAACTATATTTGTGTGGAGTGAGGTACAATATCTTACTAGTTCATATTTACCACACGTTTGTTTGTTTCCTAAATTTACTCGCAGCTTACTGAATCCCATGCATGCTACTAATTGTCCATCGTGGTATAGTCCAAGTTTAATTTGTGTGGGTGAATGACCTTGTATGTGGTTTAGTGTGCAAAATTCTTTGTATTCTCGGCTAGATACAGATTGTATAGTGCATTTACGTGCAAATATTTTGTTTGGGGTTAAGTTCAGTTTGTTTAACAGCATGGACTTAACTATTTTTTGTTTGATTGGATTGGTCCACTGGTGTTCCCAAATATGAAATATTTTAATACCGTGGTCAGAATAAAAATCGGATTTTTGTTTGTGGGAGTCTGGTGTTTTAAATAAATGCGAATGCCAGTAGCACCCATTTACCTCCAGCCCCAAATTAAATTCGGGTAAAAATATGTCTATTTCCTTCCTACCCATAGTGTGTCTAGGTATGATTTTGGTGGGTGAGTGTGATGATATGAAGTCAATTAGTTCATATTCATACGACGATGAATAGTTTAAATGATCTGACGCACATTGAGTACATCCACATCCTTGTAAATGATCACCAATGGTTTGCTCAAATTCACCATGGGTAGGACAAATAATTGTAGTTTTATTAAATCGGCCAGTGTATATGGATTTAGAGTAATCGTATTTGTTGTTGTGTATTTGTGGTGCTTTGCTTATGAATTGGAGAAAATATTTGTGGTTTTGGTCAGTTTTGGAACAATGTGGGCAACCATAACCCTGCAAATGGTATGCGGGTTTGGTGATAAAATCACCATGTTTTTTACAGGTAATTACCACATCCACTGTGTTGCTAACGTACTGGGTTTTATTGTATGTATATTTGTTTGGGTGGGTAGATTGTGCTTTTGATATGAATTCAGTGGTGGTGGAGCTTCTAACACATTTAGGACATCCACTTCCATTCAAATGAGTGAATATGGTTTGTTTAAATGTGTGGTTATTTGTACAGGTGATGGTGATTTTTTGTTTTCCGTTCACGTATTCAAAGTCAGCATATGTGTATTTGTTGCCATGGATTTCTTTGAATCGATCCAGCACCGTTTGCTTATCCAAACGTATATTTGTTTTGGCGCATGATGGACATCCACGTTGCGCAGATATATGTTCTTCAGGTGTTAACTGAAAATCACCATGTTCATGGCACGTTATGGTAATGGGGGTGGAGTTGTTGGTGTATACTGAATTATTGTATGTGTATTTGTTTGGGTGAATTATTTGTGATTTGTGTATGAAGCCATCCAAATTTGATACATTACCACCCAGTGTTTCTCGCCTGCATTTGGAGCATAACGGTAAATTGTTTTTAAATAGTTTATATGGTATGAATTTAAATTCACCATGTGTGGGACATATTATGGTAATAGCATTGTTTGAGTTTGTGTATGTTACTTTAGTTAAATCATAATTGTACGACCCATAGTGTTCTTGCAACTTGTTTAGTATATATTCTTGTGTATGTGATTTCATGTGGGTGTTTTTGAGGTAAAATTATATGTAATATACAAAAAATCCCTTGGGTAGCCAAGGGATAATTGGAAGTATATTTAAAAGTTTAACACACAGTAATCAGGACGGATTGTCATTTTAATGTTTACTGCAACTCCGTCGTCATCGTAGCTATAGTCGCCAAAATTAACGTTAGTTGGAAATGCACCTTTAACAACCCATTCCGATACGATATCACCTACTGGTCCAAGTACGTTGAATGTCAAGTCTTTCTTGTAAAAATCTGAGTAACCATCTCTACCCGTTACTGACTCGTGTCCTAAACGGATCCATTCCATTACCGCTTGTGCACCAGATGGAGTGATTGATTCATATAGAGTTAAATCAATTGTATTCCATTTAGTTTTACCTTTGATGAAACGTTGAACGTTAATGTGGTTTAATTCCACTGGTGTTTGATCTAATGATATTGCAGATACCCCTTTTACTAGGTAAGCAGGTATACCGTCAATGTACATTACGAAACGATTTGACTGCTTCGCCTCAAAAGCGGTATAAAAGATCTCACTTGAATTTAATATTGGCATGTTGTGTAAGTTTTAGTTTTGTTTATAAATATTCACATTTTCAAGTTTTACCCAGGAAATTCTGCTCCAGTTGGTAATACTATGAAATCAAGTGAAATAAATTCTGCTGTTTTAGTTGGTTGTATATAAATTTGTCCTACTAATTGGTTTCTGTCGATAACATCTGGCCCATTGTTTGAATCATCCATTACTATACGGAATGCGTACAAACCTTGTTTTTGTTGGATGTTTTCTAAGTATGGGTTAACACGGGATAAGAACAATGAACGTGTACGTTCTGTGTTTTGTTCGAATACGATATTATCTGCTAATTGACCGATATATCCTTTCAACTCGATTAATAAACGTCTAACGTTTACTCTGTCTAGTGCTGATGTACCTTTTTGTAGGGTTTTTTGTCCGTAAATTACTACACCAACTTTTGGCATTGTTGCTAATGGGTTGACGTTATTTAAATACAATTCGTCTTTTTGTGATTGAGACAATTTGTATTGAGCACGAGATACATTGTTTAAACCACCTCTATTAATACCTGCTGGTGCGAACCAAGGAGCAGCAATTTTGTCGTTGTTTGCGTATACACCTGGTATTAATGTAGATGCAGGAACCCAAATATATTTTCCAGTTGCTGGGTCAATCATGTTACACCATGGCCAGTAAGTAGTAGCGTATGAATTATCGCGTGACTGTGCTTGAGTAACGGCGTCACTGACTGTTGAATTGTAGTCGGTTAAATCAACGATATATAAATTGTCTCCACGGTTTTGTGTGTTGGTGATAATTGTAGATATTGCTGATGTGTGTAAGTCGTTAGTTAAACCTGGTGTTGTTAATATGTTGAATCTATATTCGTCTTTATTTGACAATAGATTAATCATGTTTGTATAGTTACCAGCGTCTAAACCTTGTGTATTTGTTGCTGTAATGTTTTCGTAGAAATTAGCACCACCTTTAATTGTACCTGTAGCACCACCAAATACACCTTGTTGAGCAACAGGTAATTTTGCTGCGTATCCAGTTTGTGGTTGGCCGTTTGAATCTAAATAGTCTGGTGTTGTAACGTTAACCGCTTTTACACGAACATATTTTGATGCGTTAGGGTAAGAACCATTAAATTCCATCTGTTGTGTTGATGGGTTGTAGTTTAATTTAGTATCGCCAATTACACGTGCAATGTAGTTTGGTGATTTTGGATCTAAATTTACACCGTTAAATGACTCAATTACTACTTTCTTGTTTGTCGTATCGTTACCTTGACGAATAACTACGTTAAATGTACCAGTTGTTGTATTAGGTGAAGTGATTTCAAATCTAATGTTGTCTGCAGTACCTGAAGTTAAACTACCACTTGTTCCAGCTATAGTGTTGTTTTGGTTTGCACCTTCACTAAGTGTTTCAAATTCAAATATGTTTACTCCACCACCTGTTACGTATGAAGAACTAACATAACCGTCAAACACATATGCTGAATCATCGGCAATAACAGATGATGTTGCTGGTGAATAAGAACCAGTTGCAACACGAGCAACCAATAATGATTGACCACCGTAGTTGAAATAATTGTATGCAGCAATTGATGTGAAATAAGAATAAACATCACTTCCACTAGTGATGATGTCACCGAATACGTTTTTGTATTCTGAATAAGATGTAACTACAGTTGGAACCTCAACTGGTCCTTTAACTGTTGGGCCAATTATAGCGGCACCAACCTGAACTGGCTGACCTGATAGATATGACTTATCTAACTCGTTTAATGTTACTCCTGGAGATATTGTAAAGTTTCCCATTGTTTGATTTTGATTATAAATATATTGTTAATTATGCAAATTCGATTTAATATACTAAAGTGTTAATCCAGTTGGTAGAATATTGAATTCTAGTAATATAAATTCTGATGTTTTGGTTGGTTGAATATAAATTTGACCTACTAACTGGTTGTTGTCTATTACGGTTGGTGTGTTGTTCGTGTCGTCCATTACTACCTTAAAGTCGTACAAACCTTGTTGTTGCTGTATTGTAGATAAATATGGATTTACTTGTGCCAAGAATTCATTACGTGTAGTTGATGTGTTTTGTTCAAATACTAATGATTGTGCTATTTGGCTGATGTAGTTGTTTAATTCGATTAATAAACGTCTAACGTTTACACGATCCAACGCGGTATTTTTCTTTTGTAGTGTTTTCTGACCATATACAACTATACCATATCCTGGTAGTGTTGCTAATGGGTTTACGTTTGCTTCGTATAGCGCGTCTCTTCCACTTTGTGTAATTACACGTTCAACACGAGTTACGTTAGTCATGATGCCTCGGTTAGTACCAGCTGGTGCTATCCATGGGTATGCAGCTCTGTCATTAGCCATATATACACCTGGCATTAATGTAGATGCAGGTACCCATACGTTTTGTCCAGTTGCTGGGTCCATTGTTTGAGCCCAAGGCCAATATGTTGCAGCAAATGATGTATCTAAGTCGGTAGCATAATTAGCTGTTGTGGTTAAATTTTTTCCATATTCAGCTACATCAATTATAGCCATTGAATCACCACGTTCAGTAATGTTAGTTATTAATTGATTGACAACGCTAATATGAGTATTATATACACTATTTCTAATTAAACCTGGAACGGTAATGAAATTGTATCGGTATGAATCTTTATTTGCAAGTAAATCAATTGATTGCGTATATGCGTGTGCTGGTATACCTTGTGTATCTGTATTACTGATTGCCTCGTAGTATTTAGCGGTATGTCCAGTTGGTATATTTTTACCAAAAGCACCACCAAATGCACCGTTGCCCGCTACTGGTATTTTTGCTGCGTATCCAGTTTGTGGAGATCCAGCATTGTCTAAATAATTTGGTGTAGGTGTAAGTACTTGTTTAACACGAACATATTTTGAGTTGTTTCTGTAACTACCAGTTAGTTCAAGGTAGTATTCATTACCATCTTTCGCTACGTTTTCTACTGAGTTACCAATGATTTTTTCAATGTAGTTTGATGAAAATGGATCTAGTGATAAATTGTTGTATGCTTCAAGTACAGATGGTGTGGATGTAGAGTCGTTTCCTTTTCTAATTAGCAATGAAAATGTACCGTTTGTTGTGTTTGGTGATGTAATTTGAAATCTGTAGTTATCTGCAGTACCGTTTACTAAATGACCTGATCCATCTTCAGCACCATCGCTGTTCATGATTTCGCCTTCGGATAACGTTTCTAACACGAATGCGGTTTGAATAGATGCGGTAGCAGGTGTAAATGAGCCACTTACAACGCGAGTAACTAGAAGTGAACTACCTCCATTGTTGAAGTAATTATACGCTGAAATTGACGTTAAGTATGAATATGTTTGAGATCCACTTACTAATACATCTCCAAATTGGTTTTGATATTCACTATATGTGGTTACTACGGTTGGGATACCTACCGGCCCTTTCACTGTTGGTCCAATAATGGCTGCTCCCGCTTGTATTGGTTGGGATTGAACTGCAGAATTGTCGTTTACATTAATGGCTACCCCGGGTGATACAATAGTTGTTGGCATGTTTGATTATGGTTTAATTTTAATTATAAATATGTAAATATTTAATCATGTGTTAAGTTAATGGGAATATCTCGCCCGTTTCTGGGTTTAGATTTACTTGTCCGTATTTTTCGTATAGTGAATTGTTGAATTCGGATTCGCGTTTGCTTAGATCGGTTAATTGGATTTTAGCGGTTGCGTGTCTTTCGTCTAATTGAATTCGCATTAACTCAATTTCCCCTAGTTCGAGAACCAGGGATTGAGTTTCTTTTTGTATGTCTCTAAGTGACTGTAGTTCGTCTGTAGATAGAACTGTATTGGTTGTAACTGTTTCCATGTTTTGGTTTTTAGATATAAATATATGGT